AGAGTTGTGGGTTCGGGGTAATCGTTTAGAATCAATAACTTAGGTGCGAAATACCCGCGACTACCCTATACCCACGACCTAAATTACTTCTCTCTCTCTCTCTCTCTCTCTCTCTCTCTCTCTCTCAATATATAGTTATAGAAGAGGTAGATGGGGTAATCGTTCAAAATCAACAACTTAGGTCGTGGGTATTGTCGTGGGTACTTGTGGCCAACCGTGGGTAATTTTGGCCATTTTGCACCATTTTGGTGCATACTTTACATAATATCGATTCAATTACGATTCGCGTAACGATTGAGCGGTGATTTACGCAATTTGTAAAATTGACGCGCTCCTCGTTACGAATAGACTGTGAGGGATGGGAAAGCTACGAAACAGACAGCACGAGGCGTTCTGCCGCGAGTACGTGACCAACGGTTACAACGGAACCAAGGCGGCCAAGGCGGCCGGTTGTGGGAGCGGGGCCAGTACGACAGCCTCCATTTGGCTCAGGCGGCCCGAAATCCTTGCCCGGGTGGATGAGCTTACCGGAGACGTGATCGACGCCCTGCAGCCCGTCAAGGAGGAGTTGCTCGCGGAATTGAATCGGTTGGCCATGTTCGATCCGCGCTCTCTGTACGATGAGAACGGAAATCTGCTCAAGATTACCGAGATGTCGACCGACGCGGCCCTCAGTGTCGAGGAGATCGAATTGGACGAACACGGTTACCCGGTTAAGATCAAGGCGGGTAAGTCGAAGATCAAGGCGCTCGAGACAGCGCTGAAGACCGTGAACGCGTTCGAGAATCATCAGGCATCCAGGACGATCAATATCGTTTTCGACGAGAAGGACCGGGATGCCTAACTACGACAAGCCCGGTCCGGGTCGCCCGGCAAAGGCTGACATCCCGGAATTCCGGTTCACCAGGGCGCAGGACCGCGCCCGGGACATGTTGGTCTCCGATGCGGTTCATTGCGCCCTGGGTGGCGGATCTCGGTCAGGCAAGACGTTCCTTCTCGTTCGCCAAGTGCTCATCCGGGCGCTCAAGGAACCGAACAGTCGTCACGCGATCTTTCGTTACCGGTTCAACGCGATCAAGCAGTCGATCATTCACGAGACGCTCCCGAAGGTTATTCAACTCTGCTTCCCTGAACTCGGGTCATCGGCCGGCTACCTGAACAAGACGGACTGGTTCATGACCCTACCGAACGGATCCGAGATCTGGTTCGGTGGCCTGGACGACAAGGAACGGACCGAGAAGATCCTCGGTAAGGAATTTGCCACGATTTATTTCAACGAGTGTTCACAGATCCCATGGCCCTCCATCACGCTCGCTCTGACTCGCCTGGCGCAGCATACCGAGACGCTCCAGCTCAAGGCGTTCTATGACTTCAATCCGCCAAACCAGAATCATTGGACATTTCTGCGGTTCGTAAAGAAACTCGACCCTGTCACGAAGAAGAACCTCCCGGATCCGGAGAATTACGGATTCTTCTTGATCAATCCTGCGGACAACAAGGAGAACCTCGCTCCAGGCTACATCAAGATCCTCGAGAACCTTCCCCCGGCACAGAGGGATCGTTTCCTGCTCGGCAAGTTCGCGAGCAACAGTGACGCCTCACTGTGGACGTCCGAGCTGATCGACACGACTCGACACGACGACGCGACTCCTCTGCCCGAGTTCATCCGTGTTGTCGTGTCGGTCGATCCGTCCGGTTGTTCCGGACCGGAAGATACTCGTTCGGATGAGATCGGGATCATCGTCGCAGCACTCGGAACGGATGGTCACGGTTATGTCTTCGAGGACGTGAGTGGGAAATACAAACCGGAGGACTGGGGTCGGATCGCGGTTGACGCATGGGAACGGAACGAGGGTGACCGTGTTGTCGGGGAGAACAACTTCGGCGGCGACATGGTCCGGGCGACGATCCAGGCTGTTAATCCGAACGTTCCGTTCCGAGCTGTTCGTGCGACCCGAGGCAAGGTGGTTCGCGCCGAACCGATCTCAGCGCTCTACCACATGGGCAAGATCCACCACGTCGGTTCGTTCCCTGAACTCGAGGACCAGATGTGCGCGATGCTGACGTCCGGTTACTCAGGACTCAAATCGCCGGACCGTGTCGATGCGCTCGTTTGGGCGTTGACCGATCTGTTCCCGTCCATCACGAGCCAGATGAAGAACAATCGTGACAAACCGACGACCGTGAACGTTGTCACGAGTGGTCGACCTGTTTACAACCGTCCAGTGAGGACCAGAAGGTGATGATCACTTTTGCTGAAGAGAGGGTCCGGGATTGTCTCGATGAGCTGATCCCGCTATTGCAGAATCATTGGGAAGAGATCGCCAACCACCAGGACACCGTCCCGCTCGATCCGGACTGGGACAAATACCTCGCGATGGACGACAGTGGTGCAATGAGCGTGGTAGTAGCTCGCGAAAATGGACGGGTGATTGGGTATTTCATATCATTCATTCACCATCACATGCACTACCGGTCAACGCTGTACGCTTACAACGACATCCTGTATGTCGATCCGTCCCGTCGAAAAGGGACCGTAGCGTACAGAATGTTCAAGTTCGCAATGACTGTTCTCGTTGACCGAGGTGTGCAGGTGGTGGTTTGCCACATGAAGATCAACCACGAGTTCCGCAGTCTGTTGAGACGGCTCGGATTCAAGCAGACAGAGGAGATCTGGGAATGGGAGCCACCGCAGCACTGATCGCCAGCCAGGTCGCAATGACGACCCATGCCGACAACAAGGCGAAGAAGAGGATGAAGGCCGAGGAGGCGAAAGCCGCTGCCGAGAAGCAGCGTATCGCCGATTCCACTCCGTTCGGATCGAGCAAGTCGCAGAACAACGCCGCAACGGAACGTGAACTGCTCCGTCGTCGGCTCAATTCGGGTCGCTCGTCCACTATTCTGCAAAAGAGCGACACTGTCGGTTGATGGACGCCAAGGATCTCAAATCATTCGCCCTTCAACGGTTCGATATTCAGAGCCGGGTTCTTCCCTTGTGGCAGACCCTGGCTGAGAATTTCTATCCTGAGCGGGCGGATTTTACGTTTGATCACAATGTCGGGGATGAGCTGGCGACCAACCTTGCCAGTTCTTACCCTGTTCTGATCCGTCGCGAGCTGGCCAACTCGTTCAGCTCGATGCTGCGTCAAGGTGAGTGGTTCCAGATCACGACCGACGAAGAACCCGACCATCTCGGTCAGTCATGGCTCGACTATGCGACAAAACGTCTCCATCGACTGATCAATTATCGTCGGGCCAATTTCCGCCGGGCCACGAAGGAAGGCGATCACGACTACGCGACGTTCGGTCAGACGGTTATCTCGGTCGAACTGAATGGTGTTGCGGACGGTCTTCTGTTCCGTTCCTGGCATCTTCGCGATTGTGCATGGTGGGAAGACGATGAGGGTCGAGTTGGTGGCCTGGTCCGCAAGTGGAAACCGACCGCCCGGGAGATGTTGACCTATTTCGGTGGTGATCGGTTGCACAAGGCGGTCCGCGATAAAGCGAACGACCCGAGGAAGATGTTCGACCGTGTCGAGGTGTATCACTTCGACATCCCGGCCGATGTGTTCAATTCGGACGAGATTGATCCCGAGAAATACCCGTGGGTGAGTGTCTTCCTGGACGCCGAGAACAACCACATCATCACCACCCAGGGCAAGATCCACCGATCCTATGTGGTTCCGAGGTTCCAGACGATTTCTGGATCCCCGTATGCTTATTCGCCGGCAACCGTGGTCGGCCTGCCTGATGCGAGAACGCTTCAAGCGATGACTCACACCCTCCTCGAGGCAGGCGAGCGGGCCGCTCGTCCGCCCATTATCGCGACCGAGAATGTGATCCGTGGCGATGCGAATCTGTATCCGGACGGCATCACATTCGTTTCCGAGGAGTACGACGAGAAGATGGGTGCGGCCCTGCGTACGCTCGACACGAATCCGTCGGGGATCCCGCTTGGGATGGAGATGCGGGACGGTATCGTCAACATTCTCCAGGAAGCGTTCTACGTCAGCAAGATCGACCTGCCGGACCGTGGCGGTGATATGACCGCGTATGAGTTCAGCGAGAGGATGAAGATGTATCGTCGGCAGAATCTTCCCCTCTTCGCCCCTATCGAGCACGAGTACAACGCTCAACTGTGCGAGCTTGCGTTCGATATTGCGATGGGTGCCGGGCTAATGGGTTCGGAATACGACATCCCCGAATCGCTCCACGACAAAGAAGCGATTTTCCGGTTCACCAGTCCGCTCACCGAGAACGAAGAGGAGTCCAAACCTCAACTCTTCCGTGAGGTGGCCCAATTGCTCGCCGACGCGGCACAGTTCGATCCGGCTATCGCGACCAATGTTTCGTTCGACGAAGCACTCCGTGACGCCGTGAAAGGTGCTGGTGCTCCGGAGGATTGGCTCGATGATCCCGACAATGTGATGAAGAAGCGGGAAATGATCGCCCAACAGCAACAAGCGCAACAGGCTGCAGCGGATGGGCAGGCAGTGGAATAAAGTTCCCGACCTGACAGAGAGTGAGATCAACGCGATCAAGCACTGTTGGGAAGGGACGGCGACTGATGGTCAACAGCGTCAAGCACTCGAGACCATCATCGACAAATTGGCTACAGCGGATGTTATCGCGTTCGAGCCAGGGGCACCCGATGAGGGTGCGTTTCTTGCAGGCAGGACTTTCGTCGGGAAACAGATCCGACGTGTCCTCAGAATGAAATCAAAATAAAGGAGAAACCCAGTGAATATCTTCCTCAAGTGGCCACTGCTTGATCCCGATCCGAATCCTGGTGCCGGTGGATCGGCCGATCCCGGTCAAGGCCAGGGTGCCGGAGATCCCGGCGGCAATCCCAATCCTGCCCCGGTCGACCCTGGCAACCCCGATCCTGCCCCGGTCGACCCTGGCAACCCCGACCCTGGCCCGACCGATCCCGGCAATCCTGATCCTGGCCCGGCTGATCCCGGCAATCCCGATCCTGCTCCGGGTGAACCGTTCTTCCAAGCTCTGCCCGACGATTGGCGATCTCAGCTTGCCGGCGAAGACGAGAAGAAGCTGAATCTGCTCGGTCGCTACAATTCAATCACAGATGTGGTTGAAGCGCTGCAGTCGGCCCGGGAAAAGATCTCCAAGGGTATCGCACCCGGTCTTCCGGAGAATCCGACCGATGAGCAGATCGCTGAGTATCGCGCTCAACTCGGCGTGCCCGAGTCGCCCGATCAGTACGAGATCAAACTCGAGGACGGTTTGCAGCTCGGCGACATGGGTGAAGAGTCGCTGAAATCGGTGCTCGAGGCTGCACACAAGAACAACGTCCCGGCCGATGCGGTCAATGATTTGGTCAATACTTGGGTCAAGACCCAGCAGCAGCAACTCGAGAAGATCATTCAACAGGATGGTCTCGACGAGCAGCAGGCCAATCAACTCCTGAAGGAATCGTGGGGTGGTGACTACGAGGTCAACATGAACCTGGTGACCAATCTGGTCAACCGTCTCCCCGAGAACATTCGCGAATCGTTCGCCAATGCTCGGATGGCCGACGGAAAGGCGCTGATGAACACTCCCGAAGTGCTGCAGTTCTTCGCCGATTTGAGCCGTGAAATCAACCCTCTGGCCGGTATTCCCGGCGCAGATGTGAACCCTGGTGGAACGGTGAACGAGATCATCGAGAAGGGGAAGGCGATGATGCGTGACGAGCCTGAAAAATGGCACAGTAAGGAAAACGCTCCGATGCGTGAGAAGTATCTGAAAGCTCTCGAATATCAACAGAGGAACCAATGATGAAAATGCGACAGTTCAAACACCGTGATTCCGTATCCGCCAGCCAGGTTCGCTTGATCGAAGGCAACCGTGTTCTCTTCGACGACGATGAAGAAGACAGCGATGCGGTCACCCTCCACGACGCGTTCCTGACCGTGTGGAACCTGAAACCCGGCGATTACGTCACATTCGACAAGAACGGTGAACCGGAAGATGTCTACGAGGAGAACTATTTCAAGGAACTCTTCGTCGAGGTCAAACCGAAAAAGAAATGACCTACACGAGGGCCAGTGTTTGACACACTGACCCTTTTTTCTATTATTGACCTGTACTTGTTGCGGACGACCCCTGATCGACCCGACGCGGCCCCGGTAACACGGACACCCCGCAAGATCGGTGAATGAAGGACACCTCGGCGCAGACAGTGACAATGTTTAATCTCTTAACCCAATGAGGATACTGAAATGAGCGACACTGCATTCCAGCAGATGTTCCGCGATGAAGTGATCATGGGCTTCGAAAAGTCACAGTCCCTGGCTCGCCGAACTGTGACCGTCGAGGCCGATATTCGCGGCAACCAAGCGACCTTCCTGGTCGCAGATTCGGGCGGTGCGACCGCTGTCACGCGTGGCGTGAATGGCGACATCCCGACCCGTTCCGACAATCTGAACCAGTACACGGCTACCCTGCAAGAGTGGCACGATGTTCCGGAGCGTACCAATTTCAACATCTACGCTTCCCAGGGCAACGGTCGCCTGATCATGCAGCGTACCAGCATGAAGGTCATCAATCGCAAGATCGATGATGACATCCATGCCGAGCTGAACACCGCCACCAATACCTGGGGCGCGGCCGCCGTGGCAACCCTGGATCTGATCACCAAGGCCAAGACTAAGCTGGCGAACAACTTTGCCGATGAGGAAGAGCCTTTCGCTCTGATCACCCCGGCATTCCATGGTCGTCTGATGGGTCTGAACGAGTTCACCAGTGCTGACTATGTCAACCTGAAGCCGTTCGAGAACGTGAGCAAGTCCAAGGCGTTCAACTGGTACGGCGTGAACTGGATCGTCGATGCTGGCCTGCCGGGTACCGGTACGGACAACGCCGTCTGCTTCATGTACGCCCGTTCCGCCATCGGCCATGCCTGCGATATCGAGAATATCCAGACCAAGGTCGGCTATGACGAGAAGAACGACAAGTCCTGGGCACGTTGCAGCACCTACATGGGCAGCAAGCGTCTCCAGAACTCCGGCATCATCAAGATGCCTCACGCCGAAGCTGCCCTGTCGTAAGGAGGAACTGAGAAATGGCATACGATACTGCAAATCCGCCCGTGGCGGTCGCTCAAGCCGTTGGTTCCGGACCGACCATCTGGGCGTACAAGTCGGCCGACACCGTCACCACTGTCAAGGGTGCCGGCTACATCAGCAATGGCGACGATCTCGGCATGAAAGTCGGGGACATCGTCCTGATCGCCGATACCACAACCCCGGCCTCCGGGACCGCCGTTGTCGACTCCGTGGCTGCCGGTGGTGCGGCAGAACTGACCTGACGAGGGTCACTGGGACCACCGCCCAATCTCGGGCGGTGGTTTTTTGACCGGTTGATCACCGGTCTTTTTTCAGAGGAATCCCAGATGAGCAACAAACGACAACAAGAAAAGAAGGAAGAGGTCGCGATCACTCCG